TTCACAAACGGTTACGGCTGGAACAAGCATTACCGGATACAGCACGGTGGTAACGACAAGTGGGTCCAACACCATTCTTACATTTACGCAATCCGGCTCATATACGTCTTAAAGGAGCAATCATGCCGCACTATGCCAAGGTTTGCGACGGAAAGGTTCTTCAGGTTATCGTCGCCGGTCCTGAGTTCTTTGACACGTTTGTGGACTCGTCGCCCGGTCAGTGGCTACAGACCAGCTACAACACCCGTGGCGGCGTTCACTATGGCGCTGACGGGGAGCCTGATGGCGGCACAGCCTTGCGTGGCAACTACGCCGGGATTGGCTACACCTATGATGACGCCAATGATGTCTTCTACGCGCCGCAGCCGTTTGCGTCATGGAAACTGAACCAGACGGAATGGCAGTGGGAGCCGCCTATTGCGTATCCCGATGATGGCAATTTGTATAAGTGGGATGAAGCTTCCACAACTTGGGAAAGATTTGCAATTGTTATAAAAGAAGGCGTGTCGCTCAATCGCGTCACGTTTACATCATAGGGGGTATAAAATGGATCAGACAAGCGTAACCATCGCCATGACAGTGGCTGGGTGGAATGTGGTGATGAAGGCTCTTGGTGACATGCCGTTCAAGGATGTCGCCGACATCATTATGACCATCAAGACGCAGGCTGAAGCTCAGTTAACGGCCAAGGCTGTTGAAGAGCAGACCGCTGCGCCCGAAGCGAGCGAATAGAAAGATTGGCGCTATGGATCAGACAACCATCAATCTTGCCCTTAGCGCCGCCCTTGCTGTTGCTGGCTGGTTTGGCCGTCAGCTATGGGAAGCCGTCCAGAAGCTCAAGGACGACATCCACCGCATAGAGGCTGACATGCCCAAGATATACGTCCTCAAGGACGACATCGACAGGCGCATGGACCACATAGAGACAATGTTCCAACGCATCTACGACAAGCTGGATGGGAAGGCCGACAAATGACGACGCCAGAAGAAAGGCAAGAGAAGATCGCCCTTGAGATGGCTGCCAATTCCAGTAAAGGGGCTTTGGTTGAGAAGATTGTTTTTGCTGGTGTGCCGATCCTGTTCTCCTGCGTCGTCTACCTGATGAACGCCCTATCCAGTGCCAACAATGAAATCATCCAGCTTAAGTCCAAGATTGCGGTAGTTGTGAACGCTGACAACAAGGCGATCCCTCCGCAGGGAACGACCATCGACATGGCCCAGATCAGAGAGAATTTGAGCGATCAAATCTCCAAAGTTGAGAAAGAAAGCGCCTTGGCTCGTGCCGCTATGACATTGGACCGGGAGCGGTCAATGTCTGCCATCGAGAAGAGCCGCATGGACATGGTGGCGGATGCGGCTGCCGCCCGTGCCTCTATCAGGTTTGACACAGCTCAGATGGTTTCTGCGTTGGACAAGCGCATCACATTGCTCGAAAAGGGGAAGTAGGATGGACCTATTAAAACAGTTTGGCCCCCTGCTTAGCCAAGTGGCCCCAACCATCGCAACTGCCCTTGGTGGTCCACTGGCTGGGGTTGCCGTCAAGACGCTTTCTAGCGCCCTATTTGGGCATGAGGATGGTACTGAGGAGCAAATATCAGAGGCCATGTCTATCGCCTCCCCTGACCAGCTTGCCGCCATCAAGAAGATCGACGCAGACTTCAAGGTGCAGATGAAGTCCCTCGACATCGACCTTGAGCGCATTGCTGCCGGTGACCGCGACAGCGCCCGGCAGATGCAGCGCGAGACGAAGGACTGGGTTCCCAAGGTTCTTGCCATCGTCATCACGCTGGGGTTCTTTGGCATCCTGATCTGGATGCTCCTCAATGGGATGCCGCAGACTGGCACGGAGGCGCTCCTGATGATGCTGGGCGCTCTGGGGACGGCGTGGACCGGGGTGGTCAACTTCTATTATGGCTCGTCTGCTGGCTCCAAGGCCAAGAACGACCTACTTGCTTCAAAGGACAAGTGACATGCAAGAGAACTGGGATGATAGCTTCACCGCCGTCTTGAAGCACGAGGGCGGCTTTGTGAACCATCCGAAAGATCCGGGTGGCATGACCAACTTGGGCGTTACCAAGGCCGCTTGGGAGGGTTACGTTGGCAAGACGGTAGACGAAGCCTTCATGCGCTCCCTAACGCCTGACGTGGTGAAGCCCTTCTACAAGGCGATGTACTGGGACAAGATCAAGGGCGATCAGCTCCCGGCTGGCGTAGACTACGCCGCCTATGACCTCGCCGTGAACTCCGGCGTCGGCAGGGCGGCAAAGTATCTTCAACAGATTGCGGGCGTCACGGTGGACGGCGTCCTCGGCCCCAAGTCTATGGGCGCCATCAGGGAGTGCGACCCTGAGCAGATGGTCGAGGCCCTCTGCGACATGCGCCTCGACTTCCTTAAGCGCCTGCCGACCTTCGACACCTTTGGCAAGGGCTGGTCGATCCGGGTGGCTGACGTTAAGGCCAAAGCCGCAGACATGGCGTAAACCGCCCTGCGATGGTATAAAGGGCAGATCGCGGGGTTACCATGACCACAGGCCTCACATATTCGACCTACGTCACCCAGATCGCCACAATGGCGGTCGTGGATCAGACTGACACGGCCTTTCAGACGATCCTGCCGCAGATGATCACCTACGCCGAGAACCGGATGTATCGTGACATTGACTTCATGTTCACCTCGACATCCCTGCACGGGACGACGTTCGTCCTGACTGCGGGGAATAGGAACCTCTCCTTCAACATTAACTTGGCATCAAATAGCGATGCCTCAGAAGGAACTTTTGTCGTTAGCGAACAAATCAATCTCCTGACCGATGCAAACGGGAATGCCTCAACTACGACAAACCCGGACGCCTGCGTCCGTGTCCCGCTCCTGCCGACGACGAAAGAATTTCTGGACGCCGTCTATGGCTCGTCCCTGACCGCCAATCGCGGCCAGCCCAAGTATTTCGTCCCCTTCAATGAGACCCTCTTCTTCGTCGGCCCCGTCCCGGATCAGGCTTACCCGGTTGAGGTCGTGGGCACCTACCGCCCCAACAGCCTTTCGGCGACGAACACGACGACCTTCATCAGCAACTATCTTCCTGACGTGTTCATCATGGCCTCAATGATCTACATCAGCGCCTACCAGCGCAACTTCGGGCGCTTGAATGATGATCCGCAGATGGCCATTACCTACGAGAGCCAGTATCAGGCCCTACTCAAGAGCGCCATCGTCGAGGAAGCCCGCAAGAAATTTGACTCCTCTGGCTGGTCTTCGCAGTCTCCCGCCACTGTCGCCACCCCGTCGCGGGGGTAATCATGGCCCACCAATCCCTCAAGCTCATCCCCGGCGTCGATCAGAACAGGACGCCCGCCCTCAATGAGGTGGCGATCTCCTACACGAACCTGATCCGGTTTATTCCTGATCGGCAAGGTGTTGGCCTCGTTCAGAAGCTTGGTGGCTGGACTCAGTTCTTCACAAACCCGATCTCCTCAATCATCCGCTGCCTATGGGCTTGGGAAGACATCAATGGGACTGCCCGCCTTGCGGCTGGCGCGGAGACGTCTCTCACCATTATCAGCGGCGCCTCTGCACCTCGCGGATCAAATGTTGTCACACCACAGACGACGACTGCGGATGTTGCTGTTTCGGTGACGACTGTGGCTACGCCAACACCCAGCTCAATTGTGACAATTGACGCTGCTGGAAGCGGTCTTGATGTTTACGATGTCGTTGAAATCAGGACGCAGATCAGTGTCGGAGGCTTGATCCTCTTCGGCCTCTATCCCGTCATCCCGATTGGGACTAACCAGTTTCAAATTCAAGCTGTTGATGCTTTTGGAGCCCCTGTCTATCCGACATCAAATGTCACGGGTGGCGGGTCTGTCTCGTCCTTCGCCTTCACAAGCGGCGCCTCCACAGTCAATGTTACGCTTGCAGATCATGGCTATCTCGCTGGCGATACGTTCCCCGTTCTGGTTTCCCTGACAGCCGGTAGCGTGACCATCTACGGAAATTACACTGTCTCGTCGGTTACATCATCAAGCGTCTTTGTCATCAACGCATCAAGTTCTGGCGCGACGACGCCGACGCTGACCGCTACTGGCGCCGCAGGAACTGCAACGCTGACCTATTCCTCATCCTACGCAATCCCCGTAGGAAGCACGATTGTCGTGGCTGGCGTCACTCCCGGCGGCTACAACGGCACCTATACGGTGACCGCGTCGTCTGCGGGCAGCGTCTCCTACGCGAACGCCACCACTGCCGCTCAGACAGTGGCTGGCACGATATTCGTCAGTGTCGCCAAACAGAACCTTGGCAAAGCTGAGTACATCTACTACAACGGCATCGGCCCCATTGCGGCCAATTCAGGCTATGGCGTTGGCGGGTACGGCACTGGCGGGTATGGGTCTGGCATACCCCCCGCATCCGGTACTGGGACGCCTATCACCGCAATAGACTGGACCCTTGATAATTGGGGCGAGACGCTTCTCGCCTGTCCATTGAATGGCGCAATTTACGAATGGTCGCCAACAACAAACAACCCCGTCGCAACGATCATCCCAAATGCGCCGCAGGCCAATGACGGGATATTCGTCGCCATGCCGCAGCGTCAAGTCATTGCATGGGGATCTACCTATAACGGCATTCAAGATCTTCTTCAGATCCGCTGGTGCGACGTGGACAATTATAATTCGTGGATTTTAACCCCCACCAATCAGGCTGGCGGATACCGTATCCCGAAAGGGTCTCGGATCGTGCAGTGCATCCAAGGCCCTCAACAGGGTCTGGTCTGGACTGACCTTGGCATCTGGGCGATGCAATATGTCGGCCTTCCCTATGTTTACCAATTCAATGAGGTTGGAACTGGGTGCGGCCTGATAGGTCGCAAGGCCGCTGCATCAATGAATGGCGTCGTTTATTGGATGGGCCAGAGCCAATTCTTCAAACTATCCGGGAATGGCGTTGAGCCCATCATGTGTTCCGTGTGGGACGTGATCTTCCAAGATCTCGACACGACCAATCTCGACAAGATCCGCGTGGCGCCCAATTCTCGCTTCGGCGAGATCTCTTGGTACTATCCGACCAAGGGCAATGGCGGCGAGATTGACGCCTATGTAAAATACAACGTCGCCCTCAACCAGTGGGATTATGGGTCGCTTGCGCGCACTGCTTGGATCAATGAGAGCGTCTTTGGCGCCCCGATTGGCGCCGGTGTTCTGCCCGGCAACGCCAACAACTTCATCGTCCAACACGAGACTTCGACCGATGCCGTCAACTCGGCGAATGAGCCCATCGCGATTGACGCCTATTTCGAGACTGGTTACTTCGCCCTGAGCGATGCTGACGTAAAGGTCTTCATTGATCAGGTCTGGCCTGACATGAAGTGGGGCTACTTCGGCGGGACGCAGAGCGCCACCGTCCAGCTCACTTTCTACGCCACGGACTACCCCGGCCAAACGCCGCTTGAGTACGGACCCTTTACCTTGACGCAGGCAACGACCTTCGTGACGCCTCGCATGCGTGGCCGCTTGGTGGCAATCAAGATTGAAAGCAGCGATGTCGGCTCTTTCTGGCGTGTTGGCAACATGCGCTATCGCATCCAGCCAGATGGGAAATACTGATGGCGAGCCTTGATGACATCCTCACTACCCAGAAGAATGGCGTCGTCGCCATCAACGGGCTTGCCCAAGCCACTAACCGCAGTCTTGGGACGCAGACATCTGTCACGGTTACTGTCGCCACAGTGATTTACGTTGGTAAGGGCTACATTGTGAACTTCTCCGTGGTCGTGGCGGGGTCTACAGCGGGAACAATCAGCAACACCGGCGTAGTCGCATCCGTGGCGGCGGACAACGCCCTCTGCGCAATTCCGGCCACGGTCGGCGTCGTCAAGTTGGGGCAAGTCTTCTCAGCGGGATTGGTTGTCACGCCGGGCACCGGGCAGTCCGTCAACGTCACCTATTCTCCGGGGTAATCCATGCCGCTCGCCAAAGGTTCCTCACAGAAGACGGTCAGCTCCAACATTGGGGAGCTGGTCAGTTCTGGCCGTCCTCAGAAGCAGGCCGTCGCCATCGCGCTCGACACGGCCCGCCACGCCCGTGCGGCTGGTGGCATGCTCAGGATGCCGAAGCCTCCCAAAGGCCCCAGCGGTGTCCACCTTGGCGCCATTCACAGCCCCGTAGCAGGGCGCACCGATCACCTACCCATGCACGTCCCCTCCGGCTCCTATGTGATCCCTGCCGACATTGTCTCGTCTCTGGGCGAGGGAAACACGATGGCTGGCTATCGAGCCGTCAAGATGATGTTCAAGGGCGCCCCCTACGGCGCCTATGCAGCCGGGGGTGGCGTTGGGGAACCTGTTCCTATCGTCGCAGCCGGTGGAGAATATGTTCTCTCGCCTGATGAAGTCATGTGGGCGGGCGGCGGGGATCTTGACGCGGGGCATCGCTCCCTCGACAAGTGGATCACGGACACGCGCAAGGATCTGATCGACACGCTGAAGAAATTGCCGGGTCCGAAGAAAGATTGAGGGGGATCTCAATGTCTGACGAACTGAAAGTATGGGTCGGAAAGCCCGAAGACATAGACGACATGATGGCGCTGGCGTTCTCAGCCTGCGATGAGAATGGCTTCGTGGAGCCAAATCCCATCCGCATTCTAGAGGAGATCTGGCCAGCACTGAACCGCGAGAAGGGCATTGTCGGCGTCGTCGGCATACCCGGCCAGAAGCCTCAAGGGGCAATCCTTTTGAGGATCTGCAACACATGGTATAGTAACGACGAGATCTTGGAAGAGCGGGCGGTGTTCATCCACCCTGACTTCAGGGCCGCCAAGGGTGGTCGCGCGCGAAAGCTGTGCGACTTCAGCAAGAAGGTTTCTGATGAGCTTGGGATACCCCTCACTATCGGAGTGCTGTCCAATCAGCGGACATCGGGGAAGATCCGCATGTATGAGCGCATCTTTGGGCCGCCCTCTGGGGCATATTTCCTTTACGGAACCCGCACTGGCGCTTGGAAACAAGCTGCCGAATAACTGAGGTAATGCGATGGGCGGCGGCGGCAAAGGCGGTTCAACAACGGTCAACAAGACGGAAATCCCGCCAGAGGTTCTGGCGAGATACAATGCCGTCAATGCGCGGGCTGAGACAGTCGCCCAGCAGCCCTATCAGGCTTACAGCCAAGATCCGAACGCCTTCGTCGCCCCCCTGACGCAGACGCAACAGGCTGGCATCCAGAACACCAATGCAATGGCTGGGGCTGCGCAGCCCTATTACGGGGCCGCTACCGGCCTCGCTGCCGCCAGCACCGGGAACGTGAACCCCGGCGCGTTGAATGTTAACCAGTACATGAACCCCTACACCCAGAATGTGGTGAACGCGACGCAAGCCGCGATGAACCAACAGCAGGGTCAGCAGCTCTCTCAGCAACAGACTGACGCCATTAAGGGCGGCGCCTTCGGCGGTGACCGCGCCAACATGCAGCGCGGCATCTTGCAGGGGCAGCAAAGCCTCGCTCAGGCTCAGGCTATCGCGCCCCTGTATCAGCAGAACTACAATCAGGCCCTTGGCGCCGCCACGCAGCAACAGGGTGTTAACCTTGCCGCGCAACAGGCTAACCGCCAGAACCTCCAGAATGCGTCCACGCTCTTCGGGCAGATTGGCACGAACGCGCAGCAAGCTGGTCTTGCCGGTGCGCAGGCGCAGCTTCAGGCGGGTCAGGGCGAGCAACAGACGCAACAGGCTGGCTTGCAGGCGCTCTACAATCAGTTCCAGCAGAAGCAGGGCTACCCTTTTCAGGTGGCCCAGTTCCTCGCGAACATCGCCGAGGGAACCGGCGCCCTGTCTGGCAACCAAAGCACCCAGACGACCACTGGCGGCGGCGGGTTCTTCTCGGATCGCCGCTTGAAGGAAAACGTCAAGAAGGTCGGCGAGACCAACGATGGTCAGCCCATCTATCGCTACAACTACAAGGGCGATCCGCGCACCCAGATCGGCCTCATGGCGCAGGATGTTGAGAAGCATCACCCCGAGGCTGTTGGCTTGGCTGGCGGCTACAAGACCGTAGACTACAAGAAGGCCACGGATGACGCCGTTCATTCTCGCAGGCACTTCTCCGGCGAGGAGGGAAGCTTCGTCGCCCCGTCTGCGGATGCCTACTCAATGACTGGCTCTCCCAGCGCCATGCTCTCCGGGCTGTCGCTGCCCTCCATGAGGACCGGCTCTGACATCCACATACAGCCCGGCGCGATCAACCCCGAGGCGGCTGGCTTGCTGGCGCCCAAGGCGACTGGGTATTCGCTCGGCACCCGTGAGGGCAAGCAGGCCGAGGCAGACAGCCTGCGCAGTTCTCTCGCAAGCGGCAACGCCTCCGGCATTGGCACCGGCCCCGACTATTTG